TCACCCTCTCCCTTTTATAACCTGCAAGCCATCGGCCCGGTCTGGCGCTCCGCCAGAGAACAGACCGATCCGCTCAGCCTCTTCCCATTCAACCAGCGCCCAGAGTCGCGCGGCGTCGGAAAGCTCGAGCATTTCGTTCAATTCCTCTTCACCGACCTGGCGCATCCGGCCGGCGAGCATCGCCAGTCCGACCAGCTTTGCACGGTGGCCTTCCGGATCGGTGATCAGGTCGTCGCGCGCTTTGATCGCCGCGCGCCAGTCTGCCAGCGGGTTATCACTCAATGCGGCACCACCACGATTGGAAGTAGAACGCCCCGTCGACTTCCTCCACGCCAGAGATATTCATGCCCAGGGTTGCCATGCTGGTAACGTCGGCATCGAATAAAGGCGGCAGCGCGTGAGGACCACCAGGTGCCGTATTGAACACGCTGGCCACCATCGTCGCGCGGCCGAGCACGCTGTTGCGGTCTTCATTTATATGGACGTCGCCCTTGACGGCAGTCGCGGCGCTGATTTCTTGCTTGGTGAGCGCGACACCGAGGCGGCGGCGCGGCGTGATGAGGAAGTGCATGCATGAATCTCGATACTGTACAAATATACAGTTAACGAGAATTCCTGCTCGCGGGTCAAGGCGCCTCGATCAGTGGCATACATCCCTGATGTAGGCCTGCGCCGCTCTCAAGGCCGCTTGGTCGGCAATGATCCCGGCGCGGATATCGAGAACAGATCGTCCAGTTGCTGCAGAGAGTTCGACGGTGCCTGCATCACCCAAGCCGGCGGCGCTGGCGGTACCGGGCACACTCCCGCCACCGGCACTACAACTTCCCGCGATGCGCAACCGGCGAGTGCCGTCAGCAACAGCGCGGCGCAGAGATTCGTTTTCAGCATTTGCCCTTTCCTTCTGTTCTGTGGCGTCTTTGTCCAGGGCGGCGAGTCTCTGCTCGGCATCCTGCTGTTTGGCGAGCGCCTTGCGCGCCTGATCTGCTCCGGCGTTGGCGATCAGCGCAATATCGGCCTGGCGGTTCGCTTCATTGGTGGCGATGACTTGGCCGTAGGCGTTGGCCTGCCAGAACCAAGCGACGGTACCGCCGCCGAGGAACAGGGCCAGCGCGATCACAGCAACAACGATTAATTTCAACTGTGCTTCGGCCATAGTAAGTCCTTTGATCAAAATTGATAGGCGAGCCCCAGCTACTGCACTTTCTTTGCAGCGAAAGTGGAGGATTGGAATAGCGGATGTGCGGAAAAGACCCCGATGGATAGTTACAACCATTTTCTGTCCATCAATGGATAGCAAGTTTGGCCGAGTAGAAAAGTTGTACGGCTCAATCAGTTTGTACAGGCTTCATAATGGCAGCATTGCACAGCTATTTTTTTTGAGTAGCATCAATTGTCCTGCTTCAGGAGGGCCAAAAGATGACGGACCAACTTTCGAGCTTCAAGGAAATAGCACAGATTATTGAGCAACAGATGCTGCCCAATAGCTGCCGTTGCATCCTGTCCAACGACATCAGCGTCGATATCACAGTGACAACCCACTCGACCACGCCTAAGACCTTCGTGGTTCCTGGTGTCTATCTACCCAGCCTGAAAAGTCAGTCAGCGATACAAAGGCTTGTGGATGAGTTGCGCTGTGGGATAGTGGCCGCTGATGAGGTCAACTTAAGATAGGGCCCGCTGCACCCCTGCTGCGATGGCCGGAGCTGTGTAGGGCATGCAGCCGTTCTCGTGCTGGATGATCCCGGTAGTCAGCGCGATCAATGTCCGGAAGTTGCGGATGTCGATCGGCTGATTCGGCGTAACGCCGACGCCGGCGGCCACTGCCTTGATGTATGACTCGGTGTCATTCTCGACGCCTGGCGCCCAGCGGCTGATCACCTCGCGCACCGTGTCGATCCCCCGCCCGCCAATCCCTGGCATCCCATCCTTGCCGCGATAAGCCAGTACCAGCTTTGCCAGCGCCCGGATTCCATTCTCGGCGGTATCGAAGCGTGCAAACCGCTTCTCGATCGCCGGATCTGGCGCCAGTTGGCCCTGCCATTGGTTGCGCGGGTTGTAGTCGATGTTGCCGGGATTGTTGTTGCGAACCCCGCGGGTCACTGATGGCATCACTGATCTCCTGACGAAGAAAACCCCGAACTTGTCGGGGTCTTGGTGTAGTTCTTTGCGCCGCCGAGCCTGACCCCGGCGTAAAACAACCAGCTTCGCCATCGGGCAACGCCTTCTGCGCGCAGTGCGCGGTAGAGAATCAGGTCAGCCTCTTTGCGCGACACCTGCCCAAACGAGTAGATGAAATCGTGCACGGTTGCGGCGTAGTTGCCGTAACCGGACACCAAGGCGAACAGCACGAACAGAAAGGCGTTGTGCAGCACCTTGATGCTGGCAAAGTCGGTGGAGAAGCCTGCGGGCACGGTGATGACGCGCTGATCCTCGTCGGCCAACACCAGGTCATCGAGCAGAGTGTGAGTCCACTTGCCGATCTGTTCAGTTTTCAGGGTGGTGGTGAACCTGCTCATGCGGGCCACCCTTCCTCAAGCATTTCCGCCGTGATCGTGCCGGCCGCAACCGCGTCGAGCAGATCGGACTCGCGATTGAAGCAGGCCTGGACGAACGCCCGGACCGCCGATGCCACGCCGATGACTTGCTGGCCGGTCAGATCGACAAAGCCGGCGGATGTCTTCCAGTGCAGCGAGTAGTTGGGATCGATCAGGGCTTGCAGCGCGGCGCCGGTGATCAGGCCTTGGCTGTCGCGGCCGGTGTCGATCGGCATCTCGTTGATCGTGGTGCCGCTGGTCTCGGCAATGTAGCGGCGCGCGGCGATTAGTGAGGGCCAGTCCGGTGCAGGCTCAGGATCCGGATCAGGCGCCTTCGCCAGCTTCTCCCAGCCTTCCCCGGTCCAGCGCGCCACTTGGGTACCGGTCAGTTTTGGTGGCTTAGTCGGAGTACAGCGCTGCGGGAGCGCACCCTCCTCGTCCACATCCTGCTGCCCGACAAATAGCCCGGAGGCGTCCCATTGATAGAGGATCATGCGAGCTCCTTGGCTTTGATGTAAGCAGCAGTGCCTGCCGGCGCCGATACGGCTGGCAGCGCGAATTGGGTACCTGTGTCATAGGGGAATTGCGGGGTTGCTCTGGCAATGTTGTTCGCTGTAGCTGAGATAGACACCAAGACACCAAGCCCAGCGTCTGCAATGCGATCAAGAGTGCTGCCGTTCCCAACGATTGAACCGGAAGCCACAGTCGTCAAAACTTGAGTGGCAAGCGAGTAGGCGCTCATACCATTGGGCGAGCCGGAGGTAGCAAACAAAATCTTGTCTGGTAGCCAGAGCAACCTGTTTACGTTGGACCCTGACCCTGAGCCGAATACCGGCAAAGCCGAGAACGTTAAGCCGTCATCCAAACTTCGGAACACGTTGCCGTTAGCGCTTGCACTGCATCCGATATACCAAGTGCCAGCGCGGTCGGTATCAATAGCCAGCGCGGTGGAGCCTGGAAGCGTTGCACCAACGGTGAAGCTAGCCCCGAAGTCGGCGCTCCTCGATACCCTTATGGCGCTACTGAGAGCTCCGCCAAAAACCACTGTTCCGGTTCCAGCGATACCGATGCTGGACACTTGCGTCATGCCGTGCGAGATGCTTGCCCACGTTTTTCCAGCGTCGGTCGACCGCAAAATCGTGGTCGCAGCACCGTTACGGTTGATAACTACCCAGGAATTACCGCCTGCATATCGCACAGCGTTCCACGCATAACCTGCTGTCAATGCAGGCAACGACACCTGCGTCCAGGTGAGGCCATCATCATTGCTGTAGACAGCGATCTGCGTCGCGGATGTGTTAGCACTAGAAAGCCCAACCCAGTTTCCGTTCCCATCAGTGTCAAGACTTGAAAGTGCGGCTGCGATCGGCAGAGAGATTGCAGATCCGAAGGTCTGCCCTCTGTCGGTGCTGCGATACACTACTCCGGTGCCAGAGTAGATAACCGTTCCAGAGGTTGAGGCTGCTACTGTGGCCACCGTGGAGGCAACAGCGACGTTAGCCCAAGTCGTTCCGATCACACCATTGATTGCACCTACCAGCGCAGCGAGCTGGGGGAACGCAGACTTCAGCCTGATTCCGCCATTGGCAGGAAGGTACAAAGCGCCTGGGTTTCGCGCAGAGATCAGAACGTCGCCGATCTGCTGGCCAGGGAAGTCCCACTTCGGTGCTTTGCCAGTGCCGAGCATCAACGCCTGACCTGGCACTGCGGCCGTCTTGTCGATAAGGCCATCGCCCCACGACACGCTCCCAGCAGCGCTGATCTGCAGGACGGTGTAAGGAACCCGCCCGCCGGGCAGACCTGCAGCAGCGCCAGCAGCCTGAGCAGCGGATTGGGCGGCATTGGCGGCCTGCTGGGCCAGCGTCACCTGAGCTGCCGCCAACACAACCTGAGCCGCGCCATTGTTGGTGGCATCGATCGCTGACTGAGCGGCGGCGTTCTTTGATGTATTCGCCGCAGTTGCGCTGTTAGCAGAATTCGTCGCACTGGTGGCCGCAGCCTGGCGGTAACCGTCGACCGCGGTCACCTGGGCCCCGATCCACGTCAGCGACGTGTTGATCTGCGGAACCATCGCCTGTTGAGCGGTCAGCGATGCCCCAGCCTTGGCGTCGAATACCGCCTCCGGATCGGTCGGTAATGGCGGATCTGGCAGAAGCGTGATTGAAGGAACGGCCATTAAGTGAGGCTCCTGACTTCAAGGGTGAATTGGGCGTCGTTGGGGGCCCGAAGGTTGGGTGCGAACCGCTCATAGCGACCAATGATCACGGTGACGTCGAGACTTGCGCTGCCCACGTAAAGGACCGCGCTCTCGCTGACGCCAGAAAGGGTTCGCTTGATGGTTGAAAGCCGGTCTTCATCGACCACAACGTCGTAGTTGACGAAATCGCGCTTCCCGCGCGGGACGATAGTGATCTGGCCGAAGTCCCCGATCTTGACGTTGGAGTAGTTCTCCAGGCCGAACGAGGTGTCGCCGTATACCGCCGCGCCGATGTCATTGGCCCAGCCGACCACCATCATTCCGATTTCAGCGGTTCCGCCCGGCGCGTTCGCAATCACCTGAATGGTCGCGCCCGCAATTGGCGGAAGATCGAGAACAGCGAGGTTGTCCAGCGTGGTGAAGGGGCCGAAGTAATACTGATACCAGCTGCCGCCCGACTTGCTCGCCATCTGGAACGTGTTGTTGTAAACCTCGACTCCGCCTGACCTCATGATTATCTGGACAGATGAGGCCCTGACGCCGACCAGGCCGATGGCATTGACCCTTTTCGTTAGGGCAACCGTGACGTCAACCACTGTCGGGTATGACGTCGAGGTGCCCACGATCCAATCGTTGCCGATCTGTTTCTTGAACATACTCCAACGATTGGTTGGGCCAAGATCCTGCCAGACCGGAGGCTGACTGGTGTCGGTCTCCGGATTCTTGCCAGTGCTGGTGCCCAGCGCCTGATAGTTGCGGTTGTTGTAGGTGACGTACGCCCCAACTGCATAGGCTGTCGAGACGTTCCAGGCTGCGTAGTCCAGCTCTGGAACGTTACTCGTCAGCATCGCCGGGGTGATTTCCGTCGGCGGCACGATTGTCATGCGGCTCATGTCAACTCCTTAGTCGAAACGGTGCCCACGACTTGAACGCCAGCGTTATTGATCTGCCGAAGATCGCGCGAGGCACTGTCCATGTAGGTTTCAATGTTGCTGAGTCGCTTGTTGAGTTGACGAATCACCTCGGCTGCGTCTCCGGCATCGTTCCCTGCCTGAGCGCGTTGCGGACTGGCCGCGACAACCGGACTCGCAACGTTCATGACCGCGCCGCCAGAGGCGAACTTCGGCATTTGAAGGTTGTTCATCCGGTCCAGCAGATCGGTTCCGTAGGCATCCACTGCTGCCGCCTTCATGACGTATTCGCCATTCGAGAGGCGCGCGAGGATGCTGTCGCTTGTGCCGGTACCTGGGCCGCTGATGTAGCCGCCATTCGCATGAGCTTGGAGCGAACCATTGGCGAGCGCTGCGTTCTTGATCGCCTGCTCGAGCTGGGAGTAACTGATCGAACCATTAGCCAGTTGGCCAAGCCAGTAATCCTTGCCCGCCTGATCAGCGCCGTGACCCAACACCGACTGGTAAACCGAGTCGATCAAGGTTCCATTGTTGGCCGCAGTACCGCCTGACGCTTTGCCGGTGATGGCGGAAAGCGCAGCCACCACTGCGATGTTCATCTCCTTGACGGCCTGAGCAACGGTCTTGACCGAGTTGTCCACGCCGTTGAGCGCATCCAACTGCTGCTGAGCGAACTCAAGCTGGTCATCGAGTGCGTCAAGCTGACTCTGCAACGTCTTGACCGTCTGCTCGGCATTGGTCAGCTGCTTACCGTTCAGCTTCTCCAGCTCGGCCACGACATTGGCTGTTCGGCCTTGGTCGCGGTTGAAGTCCTCAAGCGAAGAATACAGATCCGTGCTGTTGTTGCTGATGGTGTCCAGCGCATCGCTGAGTCCGGTGAAACCTGCCAGCGACTTGCCTGCTCGTGCCTGCGCAAGCGCACTTTGCAGGGTTGCTTGAGCCTGCGCCCTGAGCATCTGCACGGCGCTGCCAGACTCACCACGAAGCGACTTGAGCGCGGAGCCCAGATCGTTGCTAACACCTGTCAGGTCGCTGACGTTGGTGTTTGCGGTCTGGAGCATGTCGCTGATCGACGCCTTTTGAGCGTTGATCGCGCGCTCAAGGGCGCTCTGTGCCGACGTCACATTGCCCATCAATCCGTCGATGATCTTCTGCGCTGCGTCCTTCGCCTTCTGCTCCAGGGTGGAGTAGTAGGAGTCGGCGTTCGTGGCAAGGCCAACCAGCGTTGCAAACATCGCTTGGCCGGCGGCGGTCGTGACGTCAATGTCTTCGACCATGTCGCGATAGGCGCTACGGGTATCCGGCAATTCAAGCCCGAACCCTGCAAACGCTCCCTTGAGGCTCTTTGTCAGGTCGGCGAACTGCTCGTCTGCGCTGAAGAAAGCCTGGTAGTACGTGCCAACCGCCTTGTTCAACGCGTCGACTTTCTCCTTGGCAGTGGCGGTCGTCGTGTCCAGATCGGACATGGCGCCGATCATGTTCAGGATCGAGTCGGATGCCATCAGCCCGGTGTTGTCGAGCTTCAGGTTGTTGACATTGATCAGCGTCAGCGCGTCATTAACCCCGTTGAAGCGGGTAAATACGCCCTCGATGGCCTTGATGACTTCGTCGGCAGTCGTATCCCAATCGTCCGCGAACTCAGTGAATTGCGCCTTGAAGTAATCCGGCAGCGACTTCGAACTCACGATCGCCTTCGCAAGGAAGGTACCCATGACGTTATCGTAGCTTTCAGCCATAGCCTCTGCTATGTCTTTGGCTTTGAACTGCTGGTTGAACTCAGGACCAATGCCTGTGCCGTCTAGCGTTGCGCCAAAGGAGTTCGAGTACTTACCGGATGTTTTCCGAACCTGAAGAAGGTCATAGGCGTAAACCTGTGCACTAACTCCAAACGCCTTATACAGATTGCCAAGGGTGGTGGTGAATTTGTTGACTGTGGAGTCCATGGCAAGATCAGCGGCTTCCCCGTATTTTGGGGCTTTTGTTTGCCAGTTCTTGACGATGCCACCACTTACATAGCCTTTGTTAGGGTCATAGGTACCCTGTCCCGAGGTAGAAAGATCAGGGTATTTCTCTCCGCTGCCGAACGCCTTACTCGATACAAAGGAACCGATCACAGCGCCGATAGCCGCGCCAAGCGCTGTACCTACAACTGGGACAACCGATCCAATCGCCGCGCCTGCGGCAGCAAATCCTGCCGTTGTAGCCGCACCCTTAGTCCCGTAGGCCTGGTAGGACTGAATCACCGAGTAAACGGCGCCTATATAGCTCAGCGTGGTGCCAAGTGCAGAAAGACTCGATGCTGCGTTGGCCGAGGATACGTAACTACTGTATGCCGCGCCGGTATAGCCAGCCTGAGAAGCCCCTGCAGCCGAACTGGCTGCAAAGTTAGAGGCAGCAGTTGCCGAGGCCGAGCCCGCAGAGAATGCGCTGGTGATCGTGGTACCTAAATAATCAGCTCCGCTCGTAAACGCATTCTGGAGGCCGCTTAGAATCCCATCCCCACTGTTGAAGCCAGAGATGATCGCCTTGCCGAAGTTGCTGCCAGCGACAGAGACGACATCCTTGATGGAGCTGAGCATCCCGCCAATACCGCTACCAGAGCCGCCGAACACCGATCCGATGACGCCTGTCGAACTGGTGGCAGAATCTCCGCCAATCCCCAAAGCCGCCAGGATCGGGGTGACGATGTAGGCCTTGGCCACGATGCGGGCCAAATCGGCAATGATGCTGTCAGCCAGATCCTTGAACGACAGCTTGCCGGTGGTTGCGGCGTTGACGAACGCATCCTCTACGCCATGCAGCGCATCGGAGAACAGGCCCTCAGTCTGCCCGGCAACATCCTTGGTTTCGTCGATGTAGTTGGCGAACGCACGGGATGCACCATTCATCCAGTCGGAGCGAAGTGTGGCCTCGTCCTGGTAATACTTCTGCTGCTTAGCAAGGCGCTCGTCCAGTGCGCTCTGAAGCAGTTGAGTCTCCCGTTCGAAGTTGGACGTCTGGCCTTCGGTTGGGTTGACGATCTTCTGATAATCGCGAGTCAGCTGCTCCAGTTTGCGCTGGTAGTCCTCGCGAATCTGGAGATCTTGCTGCAATTGCTGACGAGCGAGCTCACCCAAACCAAACCCAGCGAGCTGCTGGTCCAACCCGCGCTGAGCCAGAGCTAGGCTGTCGCTGACGGTCTGAGCGAACGCTTTGTATGCGGCCTCCTCCTGTTCGAGACGACCCTTGGTTTGCTTCGAAAGAACGTCCTGGTCAGCATCTAGCTTTTTCAGTGCATCAGTTTGCTTTTGACGGGCATCGGCAATCTTTTGATCGATGCCAATACGCTGTGCACCGGTCGTTGTGGATTTGTCACGAACCGCCTCAAGAGCTGTAATTTCTGCGCCGTAAGCCGCCTCAACATCCGTCTTTTCTTTATCGATCAGCGCGGACTTTTGAAGCGTGTACTGCTCTTGGGTCACCAGACCGTACTTGAGCGACTCGTCCAGAATCCGTACGGAATTCTGGTAGGTTGCCTCCAGAGACTTCAGTGCGTTCTCTGCATTACTGAAGCCGGTCAGATCAACAGCAGGCGCTGAGACCTTTGCGTCCTTGTACTTATCCTTGATCGCAGCGATATCTTTAGCCTGTTGCTCGGCAGAGACGATCAAGTCCTTGTTGCCTAATTTTTCAGCCTCAACCTGTCTGCGCTGAACGAGCGCCTGATACTCAGCAAGCTCCTTGGATCTCTTGAGCGCTTGCGAGGCAGTTTCATCCCGTAACTTATCAAGTTTGACCTGATCTGCGACGGATTGCTGCTGGGCCTGCCTCATATCCCCTTCAGCTCGTACCGAGGCCTGCTCTGCCTCTGTGCGCTTCTGGATTACAGCTATTTCTTTTTGCAGATAAGCTATGCGATCTTTGGTGGTGTCATCCTCATAGCCAGTACCCAACAAGCTGCTCTTGTAAGCAAGCTCCTTCTGCAGTGCCCCCAAGTCTGGCCCTGCTGGATCTTTTCGCCCAACACCTAGAGCAGTATCCCAAGCGATTTTTGCAGCGTCGCCCAGGTTCTTCCATGCTTTCTCGATCAGCCCGAGATTATCTGCGATTTTCCCGGATCGGCTGTTTATTGCCTCGGCGTAAGTGTTGGTTGCAAGAGTTGCAGCCTGTACAGTTTCCCCTTGCTGTTGCAGGGATTTAATCTGGCTGTAGGTCGTGGCCGTAAGGAAATTCATGGACTCATTGAGTTTAAGGATTGCTGCTACAGGGTCGTCAGCAATCTTCGAAAACTCTGCTACCGTGTCGCTTGCGGCCTTACCAGTCGCATCTTCCATGTTCGCAGCGGCAGTAGCGATCAATTGGAAAGAATCGACAGGTATCTTCGTGGAGGCTGCCAACAAAGCCAGTGTGGCAGCTGCCTCATGTACTGTGCCGTTCACGGCACTTACTGATTTCGCGATTGATGCAAGCTCATCTGCTGATGTGCCAGCCGTGTTCCCGGTCAATATGAGCGCTTTGGTATATGCCGAAGCCTCATCGCTGCCCTGCTTGTAAGCAACAACAAGCGCTGCCACAGCGGCAGCGGCCGCTACTGATGCCCCAACAATCAATCCAAGCCCTACAGAAACAGGCGCACCAGTAAGGCCTAAGGCTCCGGCGGCTTCCTTAGCGTTCTTGGATGCCTCTGCCGCGGTGTTTGCCCCTTCAGCCATGCCACCAAGACTTTCACCTGCTGCGTCCGCGCCATCCGCGGCAGCTTTGGCGCCTACACCAATGTCCTTCAGCGAGCCGGTTAGCGAAGCCGCGCTGTCTGACAGGCCGAAGAAACTCCGAAGCTTGCCGCCAAGCGCGTCAAGGGTTGGCCCCACACCACCGAACGAATCCTTGATCTGTCCGCCCTGCTGAATCAGAACCAGCAGAGGGTTCTGCCCCCCTGCGAGGCTAGTGAAGATGTCAGAGAATTGCGCAGGCAACTGGCGTAGCGCTGCCTGGGTTTGGGCGGATGACACACCTGTCTTCTTTATTCCGTCATCAAATTTGGTCAGCCCTTCCCGCGCTCGATCAATCCCTGTTGAGTACTTTTCGAAATCAGTCTTGGACAGCAAACCCAGCTCTTTGGACTTAGACAGCAAATCTTGCTGAGCGTCGAGCTTTTTAAGGGCGGCTACCGTTGGGTCGATTTGGCCTATCAGTTTGGCTAGGGCGTTCGCATCTTCTGCTGTTGCTGCCGATGCTTTCTGCGTTGAACTGGCGGATTTTTCCTGTGCAGCAGCCGATTCCGCTGCAAGCCGTGCAACCCTATTCTGGTTAGCAATCTGGTCAAGTTGCTGCCTGGCTAAAGCGCCTGCAGCAGCAGTCGTGGTGTCATAGGCGCCGGAAAGCTGCTGCTGCCCCTTACTTGCCTCTACAGCGGCCGTGGCGAGGGCCAGCATTCTGGCTTTCGCCTGCTCTGCGCTCTCTGCCACCTTGGTTTCAGCCGCCGAAACCTTCTCCGCAGCCGCAACTGTTCCGGAGAGGGCCGTGCCTGTCTGGCTTGCTGCCTGAGCGAGCTTCAGCATTGCTTGCGCTGTCGCGTCCTGGCGGGCGTTCAGCTGCTGCAGTTCTTTGACGATCTGGCTGGTGTCGCTGGAGATGCCAGACACTGCCTTCTGCCATGCGCTTTCGACGCGCTTGGCAGAGTCTTCAGCGCCCTTTCCGCTATCAACGAGCTTGTCCAGATCGTCAGCAGCCTGCGCCGCCGGCTGCGAATTGATTTCAAATCCGAGCTGGGCAATCGTCGTCATAGGTTTCTTCCGGGCATAAAAAAACCCGCCGAAGCGGGTTCTTGAAAGTGATATTGGCTTACTGGTATGGAGCGTGTATGTAGCTATGGGTCGATGGGCTTTGCTTGGGGTTTACGTTAGTCCAATCCCTCTCCCACGATGGGAAGTTTTCTACTAGGGTGATAACCCATCCTGCAGACTTGTCAGACCTGCCAAGCGTGTAGCGGTATTTGTCACCTTGTTTTTTGCGCTGTGCATCTGCATCCGTAGGCACAGAGCCTGGCTCCGGAGGAGTCGTATTAACTATCCTCGCATATACAAGCGCCCTAGTTTCTGACTCTACGTCTACTTTGACGATGCTTCGCTCGAAGCTTTCTGTAAGGCACTCTCTTGGCTGCGCAGGCATGTCACTGACTGACTTTAGCTTTTCAGAGTAATCAGCCTGATCGGAGACATACTGTTTGCATTGCTCCTGCCCAAGCGACATTCCAGCATCTTTTATAAGCCACCATGACTTCACAGCATTGTCTGGTGAGTTATTCTGGACCTTGACCGCCTTTATGTTTGCGTTGGCTTCAGCCAATTTGTCGTTTTTTACCTCCTTGTCAAGACACCCCTGCAGACTTGCTGCGAGGCATACGCAAGCCAGCGCGGCCATTACTGTTCGAGCGGACGCATAACTACTTATCATTGCCAACCTCCCTGAGTGATGGCAGCAATCTATCACCCAGGGGTGGCCAGTGCATCACTCCCGGTTATCCTCCATGGCTCGCAACGCCTCGCGCTCCATGATCCGCAGGTCGGCGAATATCGCTGCGCGGTCCTTGCGCTTGCGTAGCCCGGCCATGTCCAGAACCACTGGCAGGGCCTGATAGTCCAGACCGGTAGCTCCGCCCATGCCCATACGCCACTGCGTGCCCATGGCCTCGAACACGGTGAACGACTGGACGTTGGTCGCCCACAGCTCTACCTCTTCCTGCATATCCTCAAGCTTCAGGCCGAACAATGCGGCCTGCTCGGCGGATACAGATGGCGTGTAGAGCGTGCGGGCAACCTCGATCAGTTTCCCTCGCGGGCCTTGTGATACGCGGTTTTGTACGCGTTGAGAATCGCATCGGGCACCGCGGAAGCACTGCGCACCAACGCACGCAAATTGTCGTCGTTCAGCTCATCGTCAAAACCCCAGCCCTTGACGATCATCTTCAGCTGGTTGAATTCGAAGTCGGCCGCCTTGGTGGTGATGTCACGCACGGTGGCATCGCCCTTCTTGATGACTTCAGTCAGGTCTTTGCCGTGACTGATCTCGCCGTCGCCAAACTCGGCAAGCTGGTCCCGATCGAGATAGGCGAAGGTGAACGGCACTTTGACAGGCTTCTCGCCGATGCGCGGGATCTCAACGTCAGTGGTGAAAGTCGGCTTTTGCTGGATGGTAATTTTGGCCACAGGTCAGGCTCCAGAGGCTTGGATAGAGGTTCAGGGAGTGAGGGGTAAAGCCGCTGTTAAGCGGCTTTCAGGTAGCGCACAGGACGGCCAGACAGCGCGAAGTTCACGGTGCGGGTCATCAGCGCGTTGCGTTCCAAGGTCGGGGTGTCGGTGATGGTGCAGAAGCCTGGGTACAGGATCTTGTCACCGCTCGGCAGGTTCAGGCGCATGATGGTCTGCGTCTTGTTGTCGGTGTAACCTTCGGCCACCACGACGTATGGCGCGGCTGGCTGGTCTTCCACGGTGATCGCCATGCTCATCGGGTTGCGGTTGGTTGGGTACTGACGGTCGTCATCATCTTCCAGGTAGCCAACGGTCAGGAATTGCTGATCGCCGCCAGTCAGCGAAACACCGGTGACCTTGGTGATGCCAACCCAGCCTGTAACAGACTGGAAGCCGCCAGCCCCGCCGCCAGCGGTGAAGAAGTCGGTGTTCATGGTGCTGATGTTCTCCAGTGAGAACTCACCGATATCCGCATTGATCACACGCACCGCGCGACCATCGAGTTTGCCCCAACTGGATTCCAGCAGGATGATGTCTCCGTCGGCCAGGCCGTTAGCCGCAGCAGTTGCAACAGCAGGATTCGCGTTGCTGATAGCAGTGATGATTTTCTGAGCAGCGAAACCGATCGCCAGATCCAGGGTTGCGCCGTTGGGAAGCGCGATGGACTTTGCCATGGGGTATTACCTCTTGATAACGAGAAAACCCGCTCATGGCGGGTGATGGGGTTTTTCAGGGTGGGTGAATCAGGCAGGGATGCGAGCAGGCGTCCCTTTGACGGCGATGATGTAGTTCATAACCATCAGTTGGTTGCGGTCCATGACGGGCATTGCGCCGCCGCTGGCGAAGCCGGTGTAGACGATGCTGGCCCCGGTCGGGAGTTTGTATTTCCAGCCAAGGGGCTGCCGGTTGTCGCGCCCTGCGGCAATCAGCACCTGATGCGCGGAGCCAGGGTCATCCTCGAATGACATCTGCACGTCTATCGGGTTGCGGCCGTTGGGCTTGCGCACGTCCTCGTACTCACCCAATGGCGTATAGGCAAGGAACCTTTCCTCTCCGCCGGCTTGGGTAAGGCTGGTGATCTTTTTCACTTCAACCCAACTGTCGGAGTCAACGGCCGGCGCCGTTTGTGATGAAAGGTCAACCTCGGAGCTCACCCAAACGGTTGTGCCGTTGGGTAGCGGGATCTGTTTCGGCATTCGTCACCTCAGTCGCGATCAGCGCGGTACTGGAATGACGCAGGGACCGTCATCATGTTGGAGTCCTGAATGACCGGACCTTGCTCGATCGGCGTCTGAACTATGACTTCAAGGTCACCGCGCTGGATGCGCAGGAATGCGGGGAATACTGAATCCAGCTCATCGGCCAGGCCTTCCGCATCACCCGTTCCGCTGCCCGAAGGAGCGATGACGCTGACTTGGAAGATTCCTGTATAGACACGGTCAACCCCTTCAAGCGTGAGCGTCTGCGTAGAGGCTGGCAGGACGAATGCGCGCAGGTATGTCTCATCGGCTGTAGGCTCGAACTCGACACCCTCATACGCAACGCGGAGCCCCTTACCGGTCGCCCAGACAGCCAGGCGCTGCTGAAAGGCCAAGCGTACGTTCAGATGACTCATATTTGGTTGTTCCTGACGGCTTCTTCGATGATTTGCTGGAATCTGGCGAGCGTGACGCGAACCATGCCGCCTGGTGCCTGGTCGCTGTGTCCATACTCGAGCGGGATTGCGTAAGGAAGGTTGTTAACGATATAGGCTGTCTCACCGGCCTTGAACAGCAGAGAGTCGCCCTCGATCCTAGCCATCGCAACGGAGCCGTCTTTGTCAGCGACATCGAGAGTACCGGCAGCCGGGCTCCCGATGCTGAACTGCCAGTTTCCGCGAAACCGGCCTGTGTCGACGGGCGACATGCGGATGACCGAGTTTCCTATCTCGATCACCACTTCGCGCAGCGTAGAATCAATCGCTTCCTTGGCCTGCTCGGCGAACTGTGCCAGCTGCAGCGCGAAGCTGCCCTGTTGCCCGGCGTATTTGCTCATGAGCGCACCTGCAGTTCGTACAGCAGAGGAGTTCCGGCCGGGTTGATCTCTTTCAGAGGCGGGATGATTGACCAGGTACGCCCTTGCACCAGCACTTTGCTGAGCAGTGTCGGCGGCGCGCTCAGGCCTCTGGCCGCGATCTTCAGCTTCTTGTCGCCGACCTTGATCAGCGTGTTGGTCTGGAACTCCTGACCGGTGAAGTCGAGCAGGATGCCCTGAGCGAGTCGGTCGGTGACCGTATCCGGGCCGGTCTTTCCGGTCGCGGGGTCATACGTACCTTTGACTGTGTCGCGAATGGTGACCTGCTGACCAAACTCGGTGATCAGGTCCAAGGCCATCACGGCCATCTCGTCGTAGAAGGCCATGGGCGGCTCCGTCAGTTATGCGCGGACCGCGAAAAGGCCTCGCTTGAGCAGGTAGTCGGCGAACTGGGAACGGCTGGGCCGATCCGGCGCCGCTGGCATCAGGTTGCCGCTGGTGTTGCTGATTGGCGCGTACTCGCGCGTCACGGCGCCTTCAACGCGATCAAGGATCACGGCGCCCTTGCGCTGATCGATCGGGTTGACGTCGTCGTTGTAGATCTCGGCGGCAAGCGCCATCTGCCCGTACTGGATACGAGCAGGAATGTAGTCGGAGGCTTTGGTGTCGTGATCGATCACTACGCCCTTCCTGGGCCACGCCAAAGCCTGCTCCGAATTGCTGCGGCATCCTTTCCACTTCATGCCATCCATCGCCAAGGCGGCCCGGCGCAGCAACGCCTCTTGCGCAGGCTCATCCGCTGGAATGGTCACACCGTAGCGTGTGGCGTAGCTGACCAGTTCTGCGGCAGATGAGTAGCTGTCGGCGTCAGGCTTGCCGGTGCCGTCCTCGATGATGAGAGCCATGGGTTATTCCTTGGTGGATTTGCCAGCCTTGGCGGCTTCGGTGTTTTTGCCGCCGCCATTGTTGGTTGCAGCACTTTCTTCCGACTCGGTGCGGGCGGAGTCCACACCACCAGTTTCGCCCACGGTTTCGGGGCCTACGGTGATATTGCCTTCACTGCCACCAAAACCCCAGCGCGCTTTGACGTTCGGATCGATGTGATTGTCTTTTTCAACAGCCATGATGTTCTCCTTCAGGTAGACCGGCCCCGATTAGAGGCCGGATCAGTGTCAGGCAGCGACGGTGGAGGTGATGAACGCCAGCGGGATCTGCTTGCGAGCCAGCTTCCGGGTCCAGTTGGTGGCCAGTGCAAGATCAGACCAGTTCGCCGAGATCGGGCGAGTAGTGGTCGGAGTGCCGGTGATGGTCGCGCTGTTGAAGCTGTAGCCCAGCGGGTGGATCACGAAGTTGCGACGAGTCCACAGCGTCTCAGTACCGCCACCGTTGCCGCGATCTGGGGCGCGTTCGTATTCCAGGCCGTCTTCACCAGGCGGAGTCTCTTCCGCGAAGCCCAGAGCGCCCGGCCCGAAGATGACCGACAGGTACTTGTTCGGCGTGCCAGCGATGACAGGCATGCCGTCGTCGACTACAACGCGCATACCTTGGAAGCGACCGAACTCAGGGATCTGGTCAGCCAGAGGGGTGAAGTCGATCAGGTTGAGAATCTGCAGCTCGGTCTGAACGGCCGAGTGCATGACGATGACGCTCAGGCCGCCCAGAGAGCCGGAGTAATCGCCCATGGTGGCCTTTGCCTTGATGACGGCAGCAGCGCTGATCGAGCCGCCGGCGTCAACGACCATGTCACCGCCGCTGCCGTCCACGTTGTCGTTGTAGATACCCACGGTGGTGGCAATCGCGCGGCGCTGGGCCACTCGACGCCAGTAGCTCAACAGGCGGCCTGCCACGTATTCCAGCGGGTCTTGGTTGGTGATGTTCTTCACCAGGTTCATCGCGTTGAAGCCTTCGTTGAGGTAGGCAGCGCGAGCCTGCATGCTGTCAGTGTGGACCGACAGCGGAACGGCGATGTCGGTGTACACGTCGTTCGAGTAGTTCGACTCGATAGACGCATCCAGATCAACCCACCACGGGATGGTAAAGGTGTTGGATGGGCTCGACAGCAGCGTCGACATGTCGCTGTTGCTGGTCAGGATGCCAGACTCGAAGAAAGCGGTGCGCTCTACCGAGTTGACGATGATGTAATCACGCAGTTCGTCGCGGAAGATTACATCCGAGAGAATGGTTGGCATTGCGGGGATTCCTTATTTCTTTGCCGAAGCAGCAGCCTTTAGGCGCTCGTACTCGGCGGGATTCGATTTGCGGAGCTCTACACGCTCCATTCCTTTCAATTGGTCGAACGATTTCGCGGCCCCGCCGCCTTTGCCACCGCCAGCCCCGCCGCCAGTAGCCCTGCTTGCTGCAATCAACGGCGCCAGTGCGGCATCGTTGAACAGTTGTTCCTTGAATTCGTCCACGGTCAGCGCGGAAGGCCGACGCTCGGCGTCCAGCACGACCACGATCGGCTTGCCTTCACGGATTTCCATGCTGAGGCGCGGCTCGATGATCTGCTGCAGAACAGCGGATGATCCTTGCACGGCCAGTTCGCCGGCCAACCGGGCAGCAGTTGCGCCTACGGTCAACGCATGAATCTGGGCGTGAGCGGCGGACAGGGCGGTTTCTTTCTCGCCCAGCGCCTTGGTGTGTTTCTCGTTCCAGCTGCGTTCGAGCGCTTCGGTGTCCCCGTTCTTGCGGGCGGCCTCTTCGGCAGCCATGCGGGCGGTTTCTTCAGCCTGCTCACGCCGGGTTTTCTCTTCCTTCTTCTCGCGAAGGAGTTCTTCTACCTTGGATTTCAGGCCTGCAGTGTCTTCCGGGGCAGGAAGCCCTTCGACCGCCAGCACGTAGTTATCACCCTGAGCCTTGTAGAAGGCTTGCAGGGATGGCTCCAAAGCGTCGTAGGCGGCCTTGTCGATCAGGTATTTCATTGAGTTGTCCCCCTGGGACTGGTTTGCCGGCTCAGCCAGCGGGTCAGATGCCAGCGCGCTCGAATGCCAGAGGCTCCAGTTCTTTCATCTGGGCCAGGTTGAGCGGCTTAAAGTTGCGGTCGAGTTGCAGCTCGGAGAAGCGCTTGACGCTCAGGCCGCCATTGCGGAACAGGTTGCCCCTGGCCTTGCCGATGGCTTGGTCCTGAAACGCTGCTGGCTGTTTCTGCAACCACTGGTAATACGTCAGATCGGCGCTGACCTGCCCTGCCCCGTCTGCGCCCTTGGATGCCCGGGTCGAGCCTTGGCGGAACATCTCGCTCAACTTGGTGACCAGGACGAAAGTGGTTCGGCAGTTCGGGTGAAACGGTGGCCTGGGCCCCGATTCGAGTGGGAATACCTTGCCGTCCAGCGACCGGCAAATCTGGCTGGTCTTGCTGTCGAGCGTGGCAACCAGTTCGATCTTGAGCACGACATCGCTGTTTGCCTTGGCCGTCGCCATGCGCGCCTGGCTGGCAACGTGCTGAATGGCAGTGCGCACCACCGTTGTTGCGTTGCGGTCAGTGATTGCCAGCAGCCCATCGGTGTACTTGAGCGCCTTGGTGCCGCGAATACGCTGAATGATCTGGGCATTGGTCTGCCCTTCGAAGAAGCCCTGCCGAATGGCGCCAGTGATGCGCGTGCGCTCGGCGCTCGTCCAGTCCTTGATGAAGGGCTGCAGCAGCTTGCCCCCATCTGGCCCTCTGATGCTCAGCGGATTGTTGAGGATTGCGGACCTGATCGCGGTGACCGTGGGTATCGCAGCCTCGAAGCTGACACCAACAGGCGCAGCCTTGGTCAAGCTCGTGGCCTCAAACTCGGCCTCGTACTGAGCAAGGTCGATCAAATCCAGATTCAGCTGATCGGTGTAACGGGTGAAGATCGCCAGCAGCAGGCTGTCGACCTCTTCCAGCAGCTTTTCCAGACGCTTCGCGGTGAAGCTGGTGAAGTCCCCCTTGTTCAGGCGCTCACGCAGCGAGCGGTCAATCTCCTTGAGGAATGGCGCGAACTTCGCGACTTCACCAGCCTTGAGCCGTTCGAGGAAGACCGCGTGGCGGATGGTGGCATCAAGTAGCGCTTGGTTGGCCGCCATCGTCGTCTCCGTCATCCAGGCCTAAACCTGCTGTGCTGGCTTCGAGTTCGCCCCGGATCTCGTCGTCAGTCTTCTCAGGGTTGATCACCCCACGATCACGCAGGTACTGCCAGAAATCAGACTCAGGCAGCTTGCCGCCCTGCACGGCGTTGAACAGGCCGGTCAGAATGGTTGCGTCCAGGGTGATCTGGCTGAAGTCCTGGTTGAGCTTGTACTCGATGTCGCCGCTGATGTTGAGGAACTGAGCCATCCACATCAGGCATTGGGTGTAAGCCTCGCTGACGTTGCTTACAACGAGAGACAGCACGCTGTGTTCGGCTGCGCTTTCGTTATCGGCCTGGGTCGCGGTCTTCACCGCGCTGCCGCGCTCGATCAGGCGGGCACCAAGGGCAACCATCTGGTCTTCCTTGGCGTCCATGGCCTCTTTGGCGAGCGTGTTTGGCTGAGCCTGCAGCATCCCGCATGAACCATTGGCGGGAAGCAGCCACGGGGCGCGGGAGCCGAGATAGATGCCCGTCTCTTCGAGGTGGTCACGCCATTGCTCGTCGAGTCCAGCCATCCACGGCTGAGGCTGGCCGACCAGGTAGCTGGCTTCCTCATAGTCCGCGCTGTTTCGGTAATGGCCGATGTTGATCTCGGCCATGTCGTATAGCGGCGCGTCGTCGATGCTGGAGTCGTTGTTTTCGCTGCCAAGGAACATGAACGGGATGATGCGCCACGGCCTGCCAGCACCGTCCAGCGGCTGCACAATGTCCATGGCCTCAGCCCAGCCGTTCTCTTCGCTCCACAGTTCCTGCTGATACGTGCCTTCGTCGGTCAAGCGCAGGACGCGGTACTGGTCCTTTGCCTCAACCCCGAATCCATCTGCCGTGTCCTTGTCGACCACTTCCTTCAGCACAATCAGGCTCAGCAGGTATTGCCCGCCGACCTTGCGTGTCTTCCAGTTGATGATCGCTTCAGCCACATAACTGGCGATGGTCGGGCGAATGCCGCTTGCCTCGCTGTCTGCACGGCTTACGGCGCCGGAAGCGACTGAGGGGTAGTCCACCAGCAGCCCTTGGCGCCCGACTTCGAGCAGATGCCCGATGACCGACTGCGACTGCTGATAAATGCTGATGCCCTGCCCGTCCACGTCTTTGTTCACGTAGTCGAGCGCGCCTGGCACGGTAAGTGTCGGCCAAGTGCGGAACACAGCGCCAGTGAGACTGTTCTTCGTGCGCCCGGTGGCGTTGTAGAACACGGCGCGGGCCTGATAGCTCTTGTAACGCAGCTTGTTGTCGTCGGTCTTGTCGCTCGGGTTCGGGCGTGGCAGATACAGGTCGCCACGCTTCTTGACCGTCTCCGACCCCTTGCAGACGTCCCGCACCAGGCTCCAACGGGACTGGGCCGCGTCGTATTCCGGGCGGGTGAATTGTACGTCTGCCATTAGCGTGCGAATCCCATTTTGAGAGAGGTGACCGGCTTGCGGCTGCTCTTGGTAACTGCGAAGTAGCGGAAGGCGTCACCGCCGTGAGAGGTCCAGTCGTGCAGCGGCTTGTCTTTCCAGCATCCGCGCTTGTCGTCCCACTCCTTGCGGTAGTTCTCCAGACAGGCGATGCCCGACTCACACTTGGCCTCGTCGAACACACACAGGGGCAGGATCTCCCGCACCTGTTCGATCCCGTCGTTGACGCCGATCTTCGGCACCACCTGGAACGTGAGCGTGTATTTCTGGCCGTCGATCTCGTATCCCTCGCGGGCGATTTCCCGGCGTGTCTTGGCATCGCTGCCGAACTCGCGGTTATCGATGTCGTGCGGCCCCCAGTGCTCGGAGTAGGTGTAACCCTTGTCCTTGAGCACCTTCATGTAATGCCGCAGGCCTTCGCCGCTGTTCTCGTAGTAGTCGATGACGTGGTACTGCTCGCCAACCTTGCGAACGAACCAGATAGCCGTGGAGTCGCCGACACCGATGTCCCAGAAGGTCATCACCGGCAGGTGGCTGTTGTTCGGTATCGCGCCGATGCGCTGTTCGGTGTAGAGCTTGCGGAACTGCGCGGCGTAGTAAGCGCCCTCGATCGACTGCTGGAACGCCTCGGCCGGTATCGACGGGTATTCCCGCTTCATGTCGTCGCCAAGGGTCTTTTCCTTGGCTGCGTACCAGGCGCGCTGGCCCGGGTTCGTGACGATTCCGTGCTTGGCTGCCAACTCATTGAAGTACTTGGTCAGCCGGTCAGGAATGATCGCTGTCGAAGGATCGAGCCAGTAGCCCTTGTTCTTCCACCAGCTGAAGAAGAAGAACTTCCAGTCCAGCAGGCCCAGCGGAACACCGGCAAGCTGCTGCTTCTCCGCGCTCTGCGAGTAATCGAAGAAGTAACCCGCCCTGCCCTCAGCCGTCGATTCGATGGTGACGAAGCAGTCGGTCGCGACCGCCTCGAACGCCCCGGTGACGATCTCTCTGGCCTTGTGTGGGAACTTGGCGCAGATCTTCCCGAACTCTGACACATGCAGGTAACGCAGCGTGCCGCCCCGGAATGATGTGCTGACGTAGAGCGACCCACCCTTACTGAACACCAGTTCGCCGGCGGCATCGTTGCTCGCAGGGTTCGCTGCCTTGATCTCCTTGGGGAGGTTGTCATAGGCGTACTTGATCTTTTCCCGGAACAGGCGCTTGGCGTCGTTCAGGGTATGGGCGATCAAAGCGCACTTCGCTGACTCGAACAGCGCGGCGTCCAACTGGATGATGCACTGCTCAGTCGTGAAGCCCAGCTGACGAGCCTTGAGGATGATGTTTCGAGTGTGCAGCCCTTCGTAATACTCGACCTGCTCGTCAGTCATCTGGAAGCGGACTTTCTTGCCCTGCTTGTCCGTGATGAAGTACAGGTGATTCAGACGCCAGCGCTTGTCCCTGAGCAACTTCAGATGCTCGGGCTTCATGTCAGGCGTCCTTCGATAGTTCGTCCATCAGTGAGGCCAGGGTATCGACTGTCTTGTCGCCTTCCTCTGTGTCGAGGTTGTAGGCCTGACGCTCCCCTTTGATGACCTTGAGCTGTGCATCGACACCAGCATTCAGTGAGCGGGCGAAGTCACCGTGATTGTCTGCCGTGACATCAACGCCACTGAGGAACTTGCTCAGCTTGTTCGAGATGGTTCGCCACTGAGCCAATCCAGCCCGGTGGGCCAACACGACAGCAGCAGCCTGGTCGGATGCTTCCTCAATGATCTCGGCATCAGTAACCAGTGGTGCGTGGTTACCGTCTGTGGTTACCGCCTTGGTTACTTTCTGCTTTGTGGCGGTACGCACCTGTTCGGTGAGGTCTCTCGACCAGCCTTCCTTCTTAGCGCGCTTGAGGATGGTTGCGTGGTTTACCCCTTGGGCGTCACCTATCGCACGAACCGAAAGCGAACCGGCCCGGTAGGCTCGTTCGATTGCCTCCCAGTCGGGTTGCTTGGTTGTCATTGATTGTCCTCAGTCGTCAGTGTCCAGCAGCACATCAATCACCTTCTGCTCACCCAGGCGCATCGCACCCAGACACTGAAGGTCATCGCACTTTGGTCCCAACCCGAACACAGTCACCTGACCTTTAGGGCCGACGAGAGTCAATGCGCCTACGGTGCATTCCGGATGAACTCCAGCTTCAAGGTCATCGGCGATCTTCCGCAGCGTTCTAACCGCATCACGCCAGCCCTCACGCTCGAAGGTCACGACATTGAGTTTGCTCATGGGTTACTCCGCGCCACGAAACGGACGCATCTGAATTTGTGGCGCGGATTATCTCGGCTTGCGGCGCTCGACCTTGCCCGGCTCACTTCCAAACCGGTGATCACTCATGCAACCCTCACAGCTCAGCCTTGCGCAGATCCAGCGCTTCACCCTGGGCCAGTAAGTGACCATGAACATGTGACGCAATCCGGCCAGAGCCAACGCAACGTGCATCGTTACCCCCGCTGAGTTCGGCGTGAAGAAGAAACGGTCAGACCGGGCGAGAATGGCGTAACCGCTGATGGCGATCACTGCATACAGAATCTTGCCGATGACACCGTCACGGACCTTCCCGCTCAGCGCGCACCAGGTTGCCCAGAATGCGATGAAGCCAGCGGCGTACGCGTTCAGGTATTCGAATGTCATGGGCTTGGTCCTCCGAATTTGCTCCGGATAAATGACCACAGGTCTGCGGCTTTGATCGCTCTGGTGATAGCAGCCATGAGCGATCCGCCGAACGTACCCAACAGGAAGCCCACCCCGGCGACACTGCGTGGCTCGATGATTCCAAAATATGCGCTGACCATGCCGGTCAGGTAGTGGGCACAGGCCATGCCCGTGAAGAGAAACAGGAGCCATGACTTTCGGTCGGTCAGGTCGTCCTTGTGCCAGCGTGTGGCGACGAGAGCCCCAAACAGGCCCGCGATCAGCCAGTCGAACTTGTCGAGCAGGCGATGAAAGAATTCCATGCACTCGACTCCGGGACTGGGCATGAGAAACGAAAAAGCCCCGCACAATGGCGAGGCTTTTATTGTCTATCCGCTACACACGCAGGAATGACAGGATGGGGTTAATTTCTCTCACTCTCTCACCGATGTCAATAGGCAATCACGCGGCATTTTGAATTAACAGGCCTTCTTCCTCGAGGATCTTCCTCACCTCCGCCAAAGCATCATTGATCATCCCGTTCAATTTCTCCTTGATCCCGTCACGCCACCGGTAACGCGTCGACTCCGGCGTACCGTCGAGGTCCCAGGTGTTCATGTCGTAGAAGCTGTCGGGGAGGATGATCAGATCTGTTTGCTGGGCTTCTGCTTTGGCGCGAGCCGATCGGCCTGCCGCCAATGCTGCGTTGACCATTGCCTCGCGACGGCCCGCGGGAGTATCGAGGGGAATCTCAACCGAGACGGACGCGGGACCTTTGCGGCGTTCGCCCTTGAGCTTTGGAATCGCCCAGGCCGTGACGGCCTTGTGCACGAACAGCTCAGGCGCAGGGCTGGCTATCAGCGGGATGATACCGGTGATGGCCTGCAGCTTGCGCGCGCGGTTGCTGCTGTACTTCGCTCCAAGCGCGTTCCAGTGGCGTGGAATGAGCATGTGATGGAGCCGCGCGGACAGCCAGTAGTCGACCTGAGTGCGGTCCAGTCCCCCGGAATGCCCGCCAAGGGATGCAAGGCAGCCAGTGTCCTCCTCGTTCGAGTTATAGAGCTTCTGCCATGCCTGGCCCTTGGATGATCCCTTCTCGCCCGCTGCCAACGCAGCGACCACTGCTCCTGATACGCTGGAATAGATCATGCTGCTCTCCCCTTCAACTCTTTGGTCTTTGCCCAGTACTCGGCCTTGATGGCCTTCAATTCTTCAATCGTGTGTTTGCGCGGTTCGTGGTCGGCTTCTAGGGCCTCGACCGCCTCCAGCCCTATGCGCGAGACCAAGCCGTCTCTGAAAGCCTGCGAGACTGTCAGGCCTTTGCGGGCGTACTT